CGGGGCCGAATGTCAGGGTCTTGGTCTCGCCGCCGACGAACATGCTGCAATCACCAGAAGCTTCATCGGCCGACACGATTTCGCCCGGAACATCGACGTACAAGTCCGTGCGAACAACCTTCCAGCGACGCTTGTCGTCGCTACTATGCCACGATTCGAGCTTAATCATCGGACCGCCCCGCGCCGGAAACCGTTAACGATAATACGCCTCCAACCCCGGCGCGATGATCAGCGGCACGCGATCGATATCCTCGCGCAATGCTCTCCCGAGGGCACCTCCGACTGGCATTCCTGGCTGCGGGTTACCATCGTAATCATCCTTGATCATTGCGTAAGACACGCCTGATTGCACTGGCGGTGGAAATTTGAAGAACAGCTTGTGCGCGAGTCCCGCGGCGAACGCTTCGCCGAAGCGCCACGGGATGTCCACGCCGACGCTTCCGGAGACGACAAAATCGTCCTGCTGCTGGATGATCCAGAGATTGAACACGTAAGGCCCGGCATTGTCGGGAGGAACCCAAAATTGGATCTGCGGCTGCCGGGTACGGATGAACCAGAAGGTCGTCGGCCGGAACTCGAGGTTCGGTCCCTTGTCGGGCTGAGCCGCATACTCGCTGCGGGAGATCGGGTAAAGAATGAAGTCGATAGGATCCTGGTTGTAGGCCTGGGTTTGTGCTTGAGCTAGGCCGCCGTTCATCGGCGTGAGAGAAGCCGTACCTCCTCCTAACACCATCGGCCCACCAAGGATCGATAATCCGAGGATAAATGAACCAGAGAGCGGGGAGCCCTGCTGCGGGCCTTGAATGACAAAATTATTTTGATCAAGCACTTCGACGACCGTAAAGCCTCCAGAAAGCAAAACGCCGCCTACTGTGGTCGGTACGTTGATATAGAAGATCTGGCCGCCCGACATGCTGTGCGCAGGGAATTGCACGAGAAATAATGAATCCGCAAGCGGACCGATGGCTGGCACCACAGCAAAGCTGGACATGCCTCCGCCCAACACATCAGGTCCTCCGAGCACTGAGGAGCCAAGTATGAATGACCCGCCTGTGGCGGTTCCAGGATATTGCTGGACCTCGATCTGATAGTTGTTCTGGTCGATGACCGCACTGACGAACTGCGGTCCCTGGATGATGATGCCGCCGACCGAAATCGGGATGGGGTACCAGACCATTGTGCCGTTTGCGTAGCTGTGCAGCGGCTGATTGATGTTGACGGTCAGCGAGCCTAGGGTCGTTGTGAAGTTTGCGGGGAAGTTCTGCACGTTGCCGGTTTGGTAGGTGCGGATATACCCATCAAGGACCGCCACGGCATTCATTGGAAGCGTGTAAAGCGAAAGTCCCGGCAGAAGTGGGATCTGTAGCAGGGTTTGCTTCCACAGGAGGGGCATGCCGATGTTGGCGATGTCTACCTGTAAAAAATTCGCCGATAGCCGAGCTTGATACCAATGATTGCTTGTTAACGCTGGAGGATGTACTTGCAGGCGCCCGAAAGCCTCGATCACATAGTCGCCAGCGCTCGGATTGAACGCTTGTTGTAGACTTGTGCCGAAGCCGACGTCAGGCATCGCGAGTTGCTACGGCGATCTCCACCGCCCCCCTAAGCGTTTTCTCGAATAGTGAAAGCTCCTTGAGGGGATCCGGTAGCGTCAACAAAAGATTAGCAATGGCGATTCCAATGCCATTCAGAGCATCCTCCGTAGTTGCCGGATCTAGTATGCCATTCAGAGCATCCTCCGTAATTGACGGATCTAGTATCCTAAGCAGGTTTCCTGCGATCTCATTGGCTGCTTGAGTCAAGTCCGCTAGATTATCGCCATTTGGCGTGTGGTCAGTCATCTTCCTCTATTCCACCGATCGTTTTGCCTTTGTTTTCACGAACCCATTTCCGCATCTGCCGGGCACTAATAATCCACCTGCTGAGCCATCCTACTCCAAAGAAACAAGCTGCAGAAAAAACAGTCAGCCACAGATCAAGGCTCGCCTTCGCGTCGATCAGAGCATCGCAATAATCGGCCGAGTTTCCCAGGATCATATATCGCCATCGCCAGGCTGGGCGCTCCCGGCAGAATCACAGCACGAAACAATCGCTAAGCCGCCGCAGTCCGGGCAGGGCACCCATGTCACACCCACAATACGATATTCATTGTTCGGGCTAGGCAGTCTCACCCATCCTGGCCATTCCTGGCATGTCGGGCAGATCATCGGACCGGCAATCCCGCCTGGAGACAGGTTACCGTCACCGTATCACCTGATCCGGTGCCTCCCGAATTCAGCAAAATCCGCCACGCATAGATAGGCAAGTCCGAAAGGTAGCCTTGGGCGTTGACGGCCCCCGCTGTGAAGATCCCGCCATAGGCAGGCGGCGATGGGGGCGTAAATGGATTGGGTGCCACTGGGATGCCGTTGAAGACATTGTTGTTGTTATTCGGATTATCGAGCGTGACCTGGACCTGATAGTTCGCCGTTCCGGTAACCACGCCATACCACGTAAACTCAGATGGCGCGATCTGCGAATCAACGATCTGCCATGGCGATGTCGTCGCAGGGGTCCCGAGAGTCACAGCGGCCGTCCACGCGAACCCCGAGGCTCCCAGGGGAATGGCCGAGGTGACAGTCTTAAAGGCAGAAGTTGTCGCTACCGTTCCGCTGCCGCCCGCCGGAACCGCGAGGATCTGCTGGATCGGATTACCGAGCGTGTCTGTTCCGGTAATCGCCACCAATCGAGCCCCAGGCTCATTGCCATACGTCAGCAAGACCTGGACCGGTGAACCGGGTTCCGTCCCGGTCAGCGTGAGTGGCGTTCCGTTAACCGGCGTCTGTGATGCCGCGAAAAGTGCCGCATTTGCCGCAGTAAGGCTGGGNCCTATCTTGACGACCTGGGGGAGCATAGGCCCTCCTGATATGTCATGCGTCGCGCAAGATCGCGCGTACCTCGTCCTTCAGAACCGTAGCAAGCCAAGCCTCGCGGTCAAGCACGCCATAGGAGATCACAAGCCGCTCTCCGTCTGGGTGCTCACACATCCCGCAGACATACTCGCCGTTCGAATTATGCCCGAATTCCCATCCCCAGGATAGCTTCCGAATCTGGAAGTCGCGATCGAACCACACGAAGCGCTGTTGATATGGAGGCTTATGCAGGACGGGATCGAGATGCTTCGGGCACTCATGAACGATCGCCAGGAAGCCGTCATCGAACGGGATCGCCTGGCTGCTGCCCCGCCAGAAGCGTGCTGATATTGGAGGGGTGCCGATCTCTTGGAGGAACAAAGCATTCGGCTCACTATAATAGAATCCAATTTTGCATCCGACAATCGTGATGGGATCGCACGAATAGATGAAGCGAAAGCGACTGGTCCAGTCGGCAATAGGCATCCAGTTTTTTTGGTGACGCTTAGGGATCTTATGCGGATCAAGGACGATGAACTGTCTTACCTTAATTCCATCTATCGAAACAGCACATATTTCACAGAACCTNCCCTTGCGAATTGTACCCGATGCCCACAAACGATCGTACATATTCCAGAGCCGAAGATCCTCCAGCCCGATCACCGTTTCATCGAATGCCAGCGACTCAGCCGGCAACTCCAACTCACCGAGCATTCCCCATTCAAGCGATGGATCAACATCGAACAGGAAATTTCGGGTGATCGTTGGGCCCGGATTTTTGATCCCGATGCGATAGTTCACGCAGCGAACATTCATCACCATCCCGTGTGGGCCATTCACGATTGACGGGTTCGTTGGATAAAAACCAGACGGCGGATCAAAATTGATCCGCTTCCGAAAGACTGAAGGAGCCATATCCTTCAGCTGCTTTCTGTACCAGAACAAGTTGCGCCAGGCGACCTCGCGCGCCGCCTCCGGGAACTCCCGCGATAGGGCCAGTTCCTCACAGATGCGGGAACCCATGTTTCTTATTCTTGATCGCTTCGAGTGCCACCCGGACGTGGCGATCTCGGCATCGACCTTCATTTTGTCTTCGCCCACATAGGACGCACGTAACGCAAAAAGAATCGCCACGTCGTATAGGCCAACCTGCCGATAGNAGCGGGCCAGGTTGAGTAGGGCGTCAACCACGCTGATAGAATGCGATAAACGCGGAATGATCCTCCGCTAACTTTCGCCAGCGGCCGACATGCTCAACCGAATCGGCCCACGGCTTTACGCTCGGTGTTCCCGGCCTACCGTAATCATCGAGCCCGATGATCGTTTGGGGCGTCAGCAAATGCTCTATGCTGCGGAACGTAGGGCCAAGCAAGTCCGCGATGTCAAGATCAAGCCACAGGAAACTCAAGGGTCGCGCCAGGTATATGGAGCAAGTCTTCCGAGCGTCTCCTTTGACCGGCACGATCGGCAGGATCATCGCCCATTTCCAAAGTTCGTCTTCTGCGTTGTCATTATCCCGATAGGCACCGATACGGGTATCTCCGACAGAATCGTCTACCGTAAAGCCTTTGAATGTGTCGAAGGCGAAGACAATCTTGTCCTGATGGAGCGCCCTTACCCAGAAGGCGAATTTGAGCGCCATCGTCCCGCGATAACAGCCCACCTCGGCGATGTCGCCAGGGACCGACAGCGACTTCTCAAACCAGGGATTGACAACAGAGAGATTTGCTTCGGTTCGAAGGCTTAGGACAGCCCGCGGCACTACTTGCTCGATTTGCGCAGTCATTTCGCCTTCGATAGCACGAAGACGGCGGATTGCCTAGTCGCCCTTAGGCCCCGTGTGATGCCACTTCTTCATCGTCTGCGCGCGGATAGCATCGCGACGCATCTCGGGATTGCCCGAATGGGCCGCTTTCTCAAGCCGACCAGCCGGGATCTTCTCACCTTCAGGAATACCCATTTCCCGATGTAATTTGCCTTTTTCACCACCTGGGTGGAAATTTGGGGTCTTCCCACCCTTTCCCATACCTGGCGGACGCATTCCTGGAGCAGCAGCACCGGCAGGCGCGCCACCTGGCGGCATCCCACCTTGTGCGCCCATCATCTGGGCCCGCCGTGCCTGCAATATCTGGATCTGCTGCGGTGTCAGCTGCGCTCCGCCCGGAGGCATCACCGTAGCTCCTCCGGGCGGCGCGCCAACGGGCGGTGCCATAGAGCCACCGCCTTGCGCATGTCGGCGGCCACCGCGGTCGAGGCGTCGGCGGCTCTTACCGTCTTCGCCTTTGACCGTTTTCTTCTTCCGAGCGGCCATCAGGCTTACTCACTCCTCGAGCAAATCATTGTCCGCCTTGTGTGCGCCCGCCTCGCGTGTGCGAGCTGCAGTTGTCAGCGGCGTCATATCTGNACCAATGCCGCCACCGCGCTTGCGGCCGGGCCGATCGTGCCGGCGGTGACCCTTGTGGCCCTCACCGTCAACATGCTTCTTGGCGCGCCCGCCACGGGCGAGCGCTACAGCACCGCCGTCTGCATGGTGGTGATGCTCAGCGTGCTCTGTCCCGTGGTGAGAGACGTGATGCTTGCCATGGTGTACCGCACCGCCGTGGGCGAGCTCGACCGCACCGCCGCCGGCCATTTTGCCGCCGCGATGGCGCATCTTGCCTTCGGCTTCCGCGTACTCTTCGGGATCGTTGATGCGCTTCTGAGCGCCCGCATCGGTGTCCACCTCGCCACCCTTCTTGTAGTGGTGGTGCTCGACGTGCTGCGAGCCGTGGTGCGACACATGGTGCTTCCCGTGATGGGTAGCACCGCCGTGATGTCCTCTTCCCGCCATCTCAAGTTCCTCTTACTCTTTCTTCGGCGATCCGCGCCGACCGGTCCTGCGAGATAGATAGACCGCAGGCGGCCTGGGACCCGTCCCTAGAGGGGCGAGGGAAATTACGAATGCGTGGACATCACATCTTCGTGGGTAATGATATAGACGTCCTGGTCGACGCTCTGGACGTGCATCCTTTGATACTGCGCCGTCGAAGCGGTGATCCCGTTCGCGACGCCGTTCACGGTCACCCCCACTCCCGTAACCGTAACAACCCCTGTCCCCGCTTGGTGCAGGTCGCACTCGAATCCCAAGACATTCCCCGGAGGCAAGGTCACCGCGATCGCCGAACTCGACGTGAAGCTGACGACCTTCTTGTTCTCGCCGACACTTGCAGGGCTGCTACCAAGCGCGCCGCCGTTGGTGGTCAGCGTATAAGTCGTCGCGTTGACGATGATCAGGCGATCGAATGGGCCAACAACAGGACCTGTGGTCATCTCAGGAGGCGTCCTTCAAAAATCAGCTTGTTGGGTTCGTTCCGAAAGATGACCGAGGATTGTAATAGCTGAAGCTGTAACGCTCGTATGCTTTCACCAAAAGGTTGTCCGTGGTGAACTCGACTTCCATCGACATCTCGAATGGGATGCGCTCCATATACGCGAGCCCCGGCACATTGGTGAGCAGGAACCAGCTGAATTGCGAGGTGAGGAAGTCGTTGACGAAGTAGCCTTCCTTGAGACCTCCGGTGGTGCTCCGAATCGCGTTGACATCGTTATCGCCGGTGCCGGGACGGAGCGGCGTTTCGAGCAAACGGATTGCGACCGGCTCGAGTTCGGGCGGGATGAGCAACATCTTGGCACGTGCATAGAACTTCAGCGCGGCCTGATCGACGAACTGGCGTCGGATCTGGATCATCGCCGAGAGGAGAGTCGTCTCGGAGAGGTCGGAAGGCGTCGCGAAGCTGTTCGAGTAGACGCCGCCGTCGACCGGATGCGACGTCGAGAAAAGTGCGACCTGATCGCCGCCGACGGCTGACTGGTAGACAAAGCCGAGATTGAAGACCGAGGAGCCGTAGATCTCCTTCGTTTGGTTGAAGGACTCCTGGAGGCCAAGGTTGCTCGGATTGAACTGCGTCTTGTAGAGGTTGTCGTCGATGGCAGGCCGGGTGATCGCGTAGCCGAGGGCCACCTCAAGGTGGGATTGATTCCACACATAGCGCTCGCCGGAGCGGTTGTCGAANGTCGTCGTTTGACCTTCGTTCTTGAGGCGCGCGAGCGGCAGATAGCGGTTTTCCGCGGTACGNTCGACAGCTTGCTCCGACTTGATGTACTGGAAGATTTTGTCGTATTGCCGCGGGATTTGCTGGTATTTGCCGGTGACGGCGCGGAGACCCGGGAAGAGCAGATCGCGGATTGAGGAGAGTGCGACGGGCATTTGTCAGATCTCCCCTTATGCGCCGGTAAGCTGGCGGTAGAACTCGTTGTTCCACATCACCTGCACCAGGTTGTACTGAGTTGTGTTGTCAAGCCCGTTCGANGCTGGAGCGCCTATCCATGGATCGGCCGGCAAGGCCAGAATCCTGAATGGCAGCGTCGCGCCGACCGCTGGCGCGGTGGTCAGATCGATGTAGGCACCGGAGAGATTGGCGGCGCTCGGGGTACCATAGGCATATGTGCAGTTGTCCCCGACCATCGCCTGCGTTGCCGGGCCTGAACCTGAGCCGCTGTANCCGGTCTGANCCCAGAAGGTGACGTNTGGATCGTCGATCACGAAGGCGGTGACGATGTTGCCTGATACCTGGGTGACATCTGCGGTTCCAGGCCAGAAGTTGTTGAAGACCAACCGTTGTTGGGACTTCGAGATGTACTGACATCCCATGAAGATCCCCATCGGCATTACCGTGCTCGATATCGAGCCCGGGGCCATCTGCTGGATGTAACCAGCGGTCAGCTGAACGGGATCACCACGGTAGAGCGCGGTGTTGTAAGAGTAGAGGATCTGGTAGGCGGTCTGATTACCCGACCAGGCAGCGCCATCCATGCGACTCGCCGGATCGAAGCCGAACGGGTTAAAGGTATTCGCCATCGGGGGTTCCCGGTGTCGTCGCCCTCACCCGTAAAATGTTCGGTCTTGGGGTTTCGGCGGATAATGCAGTCGGCTTACCTGCAGACTGCCTTTACATTCTCCGATGCAACCGTCGTGGCATTCGCGGAGAGAAACTTCGGATCAACCCTTGGGGACCCGCCTTTGCTAATTTAAGCTTATCGTATAGATGACGAATCAATGTCAAGCGGTCTTCTTGA